CCTCGTCTTCTGAGGATTCTGAATCTCAGGTCGAGGCATACTCAGTGGAGACTCAGGACGTGCAGCGGCAATAGGCTTAACCATGACATTAGCCCAAGCATTAAGATCAGCACCGTACTTGTCAGTAGTAATCTTATTGTTGGCTTGGTTGAAGTTAGCCTTAGCACTAACAAGACTCTCAGCAAGAATCGCTTGGTTCCTTCCTGCAGCGGCTAGGACAGCATGTAGTTCCTTACCAGCAGACCTACCAGAAGCGCCTCTAGCTTGGGACATACCAGCCTCCTGTAGGGATTTAACAGTAATGTCTTGGTTCTGGAAGGACATCTCAGTTACCGCTTCCTGTAGCTTTCTGTTCTCAGCTGCATACGCATTAGCTGCTGCCATGTTGTTGAAGCTTTTCTGTAGACCGTAGGTTTGCAGTGACTTCTGATAAGCCGCTGCATTAGTACGATCCTGTGCATCAGCAATTGCTAGCTGGTAGCGGTAATCCTGTTGGGCGGTAGCGTCTCTCCAAGAGTACTCAGCTTCAGTGTTACGCCGGAGTATGTTGGTGCCACGGACAGCGTACCGATAGTCCCTTTGAGCTTCTCGCCAGTTAAAGTTCCAAAGCTTGTTATTGTACTTGTCTAACTTCTGTGTCTGTTCATTGGCAGCATTAGCTTCTGATACACCACCAAAGATTGAGGCGATACCGCTGACTGCAGCACCTACTGCAGCAAATGGAAATGGCATACCTTACCTCCGAGTGTAGAAACGACTGGAGTACTGGCCTTCCCAGAACATTGAAACAAGACTCACAGGAAAAGGAAGCGTAGAGAGTACCCTGAATGTGTAATTCGTTGATCTCTGCATAATTGGAATCGTAAAGAAGTGTTGTCGATCAAGTGGTGTATCATTTGCTTTATAGAAATCAGCATTCTTTGAACCTACAGCTTCTGACCACTCAGGGCGTCCATTGGCCTTGATACCAAAGGCAAGGTCCCCGCCAAGACCTGTGTAGATCTTATAGCGTGAAACAACGACTGAGGCTGGCGCGTCATTACCGTCGTCAGTGCGGTAGAAGATGGTTGGAAGGATGACTTCAAACGGATAGGTGTAACCAATGAACACAGCTGTCTTAGATAGGTCACCATTGATCTCAACATAACTACCACCACCATCACTCTTTACTGTGGGATAGCCAAGCAATCCAGTTTCAGTGAAATTGAGTTGAGTAGGACCTGTAGTAAGACCGCATACAAAGCAGAGTTTACGTGTTGCAGTGATTGCTTCAACTGGGAATGGTAGGTAGAACTTGGTAAGGTTAGTCGTGCTGTTATATGTCCCAGTCACCTGAGACCACATATCAAGGTACGGATTAGATTTACTACCATCACTAGCAATCACACCAGAAGCTGATGGACTTTGGGTTAGAGCATAGTCTTGAATAACATAACGATCAACCTGACGTGTAACGGCATACATCACATCAGCATTAACAGCATGATGTTGGACCTTTCCTGACAACTGCCATGTACTCCATGCAGACATCTGACGTTCATCACCTTGCTGGGCATAACGCCATAGGTACAATGTATCGCTGTCCCTACCAGCAACAGAAAGGAGACTATTCTGTGGAGAAGTAACTAGCTGATCTCGATTGGCTGGTATCCACTCACTAACAATCTTTGATTGGTCTACAACATTTGGGTTCTCATCTTGCCCTCGTGTGAGGATTTCAAAGACACGGGTGTAGCTAGCATTCTTTGATGTGAAGATGATGGTTGTCCCCAAGTCTTGAGGGTGAACCAGTGGATCACATTCGTAGTTGGAAATCGTCTTAATCGTTGTGGTGGTAGGAGTCCAGATGTTGTTATCAGCAGACATCATGAACTGCTGTGCTTGGCTAAACAGCAGTAGACCTTGAGTGGTAGGTACCACAGCATGGAGCACTGCAGGCTTAACACTAGAGCAGCTCAGATCAATAGGATCAGAAGCAACAAGCGTTGTAGCTGTGGTGAAGTAGAAGTTGAAGTATTCACCAGCTTGGCTGAGAACAACGTTATCTTCACTCAGGAAGCCAAGACGGTTGTTAAAGAAGAATGGGTGCTGGATTGTAGAGCCAACAAAGCTTGGGTGTGAGTTGGAATCATTATCACCAACAAGACGTGGTTCCCAGGTGATGGGCCGCACAGTAAAGGTACCATCAGCGTTACGCACTAACTCATGCGGCATAGTGGAGGCCTTAAGACCAGCACTAAGGCCAGGCTTAATGGTCTCTTCCCAATAACCTGCACCACTGGTGCCGTTATCAGCCTTGAACTGCACGTAGTAGCTAGAGGCGTTTGCGGCTGAGTTAGTGATCTCTACAACGCGACCATTAACACACTCATTAGGTAGCCGAGCAATGTTCTCTACGTGATCCTGGAATGCCATCAAAGCATCACCATCACGACCACCTTTTGCAGTTACGGTCATGGTGGCTGTACTACTCAGCTCAATGTTGTTACCGACACGAGTGACGGTTATACCTGCTGGGCTACCAATCTTGGCAATGATTGCTGTGATCAGTTCCTCAGCGTCAAGGACTTTCTTCGGGGGATCAGTTGCACCAACACCATCATCAGCATTGCGAGTTAGAACGTCGTATTTTGTACCGTTAATGGTGACTACATAGTTAGCGCTGTACTCAACAGCCATCAGTCGGATGGTTGCCTTGGTGCGTGGGGTGTAGGCAGGATCGGGTAACGCTTCAACCTTAACCGTGTTGTTGGTGATGAAGGTATAGTCGTTTACTGTAGTAAAAGTAAAGCTATACCTAGGGCCTGTGAGGTACGCAGCAGCTGAACCCTCCAGGGTTACAGTCTTCCGAGCACCATCAATAAGACTCCAGATACTCAGTGTACCGTTGAGTACATTACCGATGTACTTCTCGTTGTTATCACGGAAGATGGTAAACCAGTCAGCGTTGTCAAATGTACCTGGAGCAATGAGTGAGTTATTAGCAGCACGAAGCTCTTTAATGAAACGTCCACCAGGACGCTTTGTAAGCCCCTGTGTGGGGTCTGGATAGGCGTTCAGGGCTCCACGTACCTGACCAGGAAATAGACGCTCATCTACCTGCTGTGAGACGCCTCCTAGGAAGTTAGCGATTCGTTGACTTATTGCTGCCATTAGCGTAGAAGAGTTTGATACGGTTGATAGCTGACATAGTTATGATCACCACGCTTAAAGCCAAACATGCTGTAGTCACCTTGATTACATTCGTACTCCATGATGTTGGCACGTTGTAAGGCTTCACGGCTGGCTAGTAGTTGGTATTGATCACCGTCCCCCACAAGCTTCAATGCTGCATAGCTGGAAGCACGAGCGACGATATAGTCACGGAATGGGATTGGCAGATCTTTCCAATCAAACCACCAAACAATGTCGCACTCAATAGGCTGACCAATAGGCCAAACATAGGTATGATTGGTGGTGTTATAAAGACGGCCGTCCCTACGGACAGCATCAATATCAGCATTCTTTAGGTTCTTAGATAGATCAACCTGCAGCATGTTATCTGCGATACGAATGAAGCCATCTACATCAGGTGTGAGTGGATAGTTCGGTTCAGTGTTAAATGTCCAACCTTCAGCCTGACATTCACGAGAGCATTGGATAAGGGTATCGTATGCAATAGAAAGTTCAGGGTTGGCTTGATCCAGCTCAGTGACTGGGGCCTGACCCACAGCCGATAGGATCTGATTCACAGCGGCCAGTTCGGTGTCCGCGTAGCTTGTGGGAAAAGGCATAATGAGAATCGTTATCAACGATAGGTAAATAAAAAAAGGGACCCCCGAAGGAGTCCCCAGAAGCGTTGTCTTAGGCGACAACAGGAATGTTGCACTCCACACCACCAGCGTAGTTACGCAGGCCCTTGGTAGTGGAGGTGACGGTGCTAGCAGCCACAGGGGTGCCACCAAAGGCACGACGGGTACGAGCAACCGACTTACGAATAGTATCAGCAGTACACACACCGCTAGGAGCAGCGGCGGTGCCTTTCTCAGTAGAGAGATTAGCAGCCATAGTTAGGGAACGGTTCTTCCGTATTCAAGAGGAGTAGGAGGGTTCCACGTCTCAGAACCTACCCGACCAACACCATTGATTAGGGTCCGCTTAATAGAGACACCAGGAGACATGGAGCGGGAAGCAGAATTGAGCGTAGGACCCTTAGAAGCAGCACCTTGAGCTGCCACACCATTAGCAGCAGCCACAGCAGCGAGGAAGTCTTCCTTAGGAAGCATCTTCTCCACATCGTTGATCATGCTGACGAGTTGCTCTTTGGTAGCCCCCGAAGGGACTTGAAGACCAAGAGCAACTACCAGCTGAGTCAGTGCCTCGATGTGGAATGTAGACCAATCGGGGGACTTTGCCATGATTAGGCAGCCTGCAGTTCGATAGCAGCAGCAGGGTTCAGGGTGCCACAACCCATAGCCAGACGACCCACGATGATGTCGCCCTGATACAGGACAGACACATCACCAGAAGTGGTTTGCACTTGGGGACCGATAGCCTCGACCACACCAGCAGCATCTTTCTGGTAGATCAGACCACAGTGGTTAGTGAAGTCACCGCTGTAATCGTTGTTCTCACCACTCACCTTGGCAACATTACCAGCCAGGAAAGGCAGGTTGTTGGAGCGACGGATGCTGATACCAGCGATCTCATAGAGACCTTCACCGCTGTTCAGGTTACCTTGGCTGGAGCCAAAGTCACGGTTCAGGATGTTGGTATCGACTTGGCTCACGAGAGCGTAGTATTGACGAGGAGACAGCACAGCAGTGCGACCCTGCTTGGGCAGGTTCTTCTCATCGAGAATTGCAGCAGCCTCAAAGAAGGCATCCACCAGATGTTGGGCGCTATAAGCGTTACCAGCACCCAGTTTGATCACAGAACCACCGGGCTCAGGACCAGGACCAGCAGTGATCGGATGGGCTTCACGAGCAGCCTTAGCGATGGTGCGGAAGATCTTCTTATCGTATGCCTCAGCAAGGGCATAACCAATCTTCTTAGCGATCTCACCACGCAGGCTGTAGTGGGCAAGAGTCTCATCAAGGTCGTAGACGAATGCGCTGGATACCAGCAGGTCGTCGCAGATGATGGTCTTCTCAGCCACCGGAGGATCGCCGCTACCAAGGATGGGAGTACCCACGGTGTGGTAGTCAGCTGTCATGCGACCCGTGAAGATGAACTGCAACGATTTGCCGTTCTTCAGGGTGCGGTTCTGTACGGTGCCTTTTGCAATCGTCGCTGCCTCATAAGCCTTGAACAGCTCACCAGAGAACAGCTTCAGATAGGTGCCGTACTTAGTATCGTATACACGGGACTTGTCGGTATCAGCGACAGCCTTGTTAATTACACCAAAAGGTGATTGGGTTGCATTAGGAGCAGCCATTGTTAGAAAAGAGAGAATTTGTTTACAGTTCTCCCTAACGCGTTAGGAATTACA